GGCTCGTGCTGCCACTGAAAATCCTGTCTGCCCAGAGTAAATGTGTTCTTGGCCCAGATCAGGCACTGCTTCAGCAGCAACCCGGAATCAACGAACGCCTGCCGGAACGTCAGCGATTCGCTGTCCGCATGACAGATGTACACCGTGGCCCCGGGCTCCAGAACCTCCTCGGCCCGCTGATAAAAAGAAAGCAGGAAGTCATAAAACTGACTCCCTGCCATTTTGTCATTTTTGATTTTCAGGCGCTCTTTTGTGCCGCCGGTGTAGTCGATGTTATACGGCGGATCCGTGAACATCATGCTCATGGGCACCCCGCCGGTGAGCTTCGCCACGTCCGCAGCGTCGGTAGACGACCCGCACATCAACCGGTGTGCGCCCAGCCGGTAAATCATGCCGGGCTTTGTTTTCGGTGTCTTGATTTTTTCCACCGCGGCCTCGAAGTCGAACCCGTCCTCTTCTGGTTCCGGATCCGGCAACTCAAACCCAAAAGCCCGCATGTCAATGTCATTAATCTGCAGCAGCTCCCCGTTCAGCAGCGACTCATCCCAGGACGCCAGCTCGGCCGTTTTGTTATCGGCCAGCCTGTAAGCGCGTATCTCCTCGTCTGTGAGGTCGTCTGCCCGGACGCAAGGAACTTGTCGCAGCCGCAACCGCTTCGCCGCCTTGAGCCGCGTGTGGCCGCATACGACCACGTTGTCCTTATCGATCACAATAGGCTGCCGGAACCCGAACTTCTTAATCGACTCCGCTACCGGCTTCACGGCCGGGTCGTTTTTTCGCGGATTGTGTTCATACGGCACCAGCTCCGACGGTTTCAGATACTCTATGTTCATGCTCATAACAGCCTCCCAGCAATAAAAAAAGCGGGCAGGTTTTTCACCTGTCCGCTTCAGACACTTTTTGCATTGTAATCATTGTATCACACAATGAATTTTAAGTAAACCCCTAAGTGATAATTTTTTTATTTTTATCGTTTCGCGTGCTCCGGAGCGGCTCCCCTTTTTTGGCGCGGCGCTTGTCCAGTTGCTCCAAAACCCAGTCATACTCCTCCTGCGTGCAATACAACCGCCGCTGCAGCCTCCGGTCGATCAGCTGCATCTTGGGCCTCCCTGCACCGGGTCGGCGTCCCCCGTTGCGCTTCCGGCCGTCCTCTTTTTTCTCTTCCATGCCCTCACCTCCACGGGCTCATGTTAGCATAAAAGGGCTTGAAAAATCAAGCCCTATGTGTGCTGAATTCCAGCGCTGTCCTTAAAATTCGTCTGGGGAACCGGAACCGGCGGTAGGCGTTTTCCAGCACTCCGTAGTACTGCTTGGTGGGGCTTCCCAGGCGTCTGTACTCGTGCATGATGTACACCATCGCGCGGCCCCAGCCGGGAACGTCCATCTCCGTCTTGTAGTAAAAATTCGGGTACCCTTCGTACCTGTCCAGGTAGTGCTCGTCCAGCTGGTCAATCTCCCAGAGCACCACCGGCACCGTGCACCGTCCGTCCCGTTCGATGGTTGCGTAATTCCCCGTCCGGCTGCCCTTAAACATCAGTCTCCAGCCCTTCAGCACCGCCGTCCCTACGAACGACGCGTGCGGGCATCGGTACTCCATCTGATCCATGTCCATGTTTGATCCGTAAGCAATGTAAAGCATGTGTCCATCCTCCTTTATTTTTGAACCGGGGCGTGTGCCCCGGTTAGGCTGCTGAGCCGTGGCGCCATGCGCTGCAGCCCTGCAGGTTTGCCATCATGTGAATGCGGCAGGTCTTGAACTCGTCGCCGATCAGGCCCAGCCGGAGCAGCCAGCAGCGGAATGTGTACTTCTCATTGTCGCTGACGGTGCGGTCCATCTTGATGCTGCGGCTGTTGATTGCCAGCGCGCTGACCGCCAGACAGAACTGCACGTAGGCTTTTATCTTGCCAGCGTGGGTGGTCCCGTTGAACAGCCGGAACTCTACGGTGCCTTTGCTGAACGTTGCGTGCAGGTTCAGGCCATGGTACCGGGTGTCGTTGTAGTGGCTGTTTTTGCCGCTTACGCTGTACCCCTGGGATTCGTACCACAGATGCTCCCATGCGTTCATGTTTGCAGGACGCGCGCCCTTTTCGATGCGGTCGGCCAGGGTGCAGTTTACCTTCCGAGTGTAGTGCCTTTCGCGGCTATCGGTGATGGCCAGGGCCTTGTACAGCATGTCCTCCTTGGACCTGAAGATCTTAACCAGGTTCAGCAGGCTGCGTGCGTCGTGCTTGTCAGCGCCAACGTGTACGTGGATGCCGCAGGACCCGTCGGCCTTTGCTCCTTTGCCCCGCAGGATCCGTACCACTTCCTGCACGTCTTCCAGGTCGTCGTAGGTGCAGATCGGGGTGACCACTTCGCAAGCATGGTCGGCATTGGTCAGGCTGCCGTCCCTCATGAACTTCCAGGTGCGGCCCTTGCGGTCGGTGCAGGTCCAGGCATCGTAGCCAATCTCGTGACCGGCATACCGCGCGGTGGTTCCGAAGTAATCCGCAATTGCCAGTGCTGCGGTTTTCCGTTCGATCTTAACCAGCTCAACTTCCACTCCAAACGTCTGATTCCTTAAATCTAACTTTGCCATTTTCGCGTCCTCCTTTATTTTTACCGGCCCCCGCGGGCCCGTTCCCTTTCGTTGTGTGCATATTAACTCCGATAATTTGAAATGTCAAGCTCTTTTTATTAAATTTTTTAAATGTTTTTAAGGACGCACAAACCTGCATGGTTGGCATGTTTTTATAACAAACAAGGACGGCGTGTGTATGCCGTCCTTCTTGTTTTTTATTCTTTTTTTGCTTGTTTTTCCCTCGGCCGTGACATCTGCTTTCTGCGCACCTGCAGCTCATGCAGGAACCCTCGCAGCATGTCCGCCGGAATGATCACAGACCCGTCGCACTTTTTGAGGTTCCGCAGGATCGTCCGAACGTCTGCGTTCTCAGGTACAATGTAATTCATTAGTCCAACGCCTCCGCTCCATACAACCGCAGCGCCAAAACCCGGACCAGTGACGCCTTCGCCTTGGCCACTACCTGCCAGGTAGTGTCGTGCTTTTCGGCAATGTCCTCGATGCTTATGCGTTCAAAATAAAACTCCACCAGCCACGGGTACGCGGCGTCCATTTTGATCGTAGCCAGCGCCCTGTCCATGACAGCCAGCTCCTGCCGGTCGCGCTCCAACTTGGCCTGTACCGCCAAAATACGGCCCTCCTGGCGCTCCTCTGGTGACAGCTTCACCCCTGCCTGCTCCGACCACCGCACAATGCTCTTACTGGTCTCGCTGACCTTTTCACGCCGCAGATCTTCAATATCCGCCGGCCACCGGTTATGCACGTTGTCCATGAGCACCGGGTACGCATAGAGCCTTTGCTCTGTGGCTTTGTATCCGGATTGCCGGGTCGGCATCCTTTGAGCCAGTACCAGCGGAACTGTCTGCTTCACCGTCTCGATGATCAGCTTCCGGGTCTCTTTGTCATTCATCGTCACGCCTCCGTCGCTTCGCCGTCGCTAACAAAGCCAGGTAGCGCCTGGCTTTTCGCGTCCTCTGATTCCGCATCCGCGCCAAACTCCAGCACGGTCTGTGCACGTTCCCCGCTGATATACGCCATGGCCCGGTCAATAAACTGCCGGACGGTGTACGTCAGATCCTGCCCCAAAACTTCTGGGTTTGTATTTTCGCGAGTCCCCGGGAACACTCCCTGATAAGTGTCAAACAACCCGAAAAACGGAGTCTTGGATTTGACCTCGTGCCCAGGCATCCCATACAAGAGGTTAAACGCCACCTCCTCCGTCCATGACTTCTTATCGCTCGCCTGCCGGAGCTCGATGCCATACAGTGCGTAATGGAACGGCAGGTGCGCCATCGCAACGTCCGTGCCAAACATCTTCTGCATGACCGGCATTGACAACTGCTTGACCAGCTCGGTCAATTCCGGTACCGGCGGCTCTTCGCACCGCACCCGGACCACATCGCCGATACAATTCTCTCCCGCTGCCTGGTAGCTGTACTCGATCGGAGTGACCACCGGCGGATTTAAAAACTTGAAAGATATAAACTGCATCAAAACCACCTCCATACTAACGCCACAAACGCCCAGAACCCTGCAAGCGCAACCATCGTCAAAACAAAATCAATGTTCACGGCGCTTCGCCTCCTGCTTTTTGATAAACTGCTTCCATGCCTTTTTTTAATCTTCCGCATTCTGTTTCCTTACGGCGTCTCTATCCTGCACCGCAGCCACCTCCGTCCCCATTGCCAGCACTCGTCCTCGGTCGACATGAATATATCCATGCGATTGTTATATGAACCGCCAAACCTGTCCGTAACAGTAAGCACTCGCCCATCAGGAAGCGTGATGCGTGTGCCGAACGGAATCCACTGCCCGTTGATTTTATCCACCGCACAATGCCCTACCTGTGGCATTACTCCGCTTGCTGTTGGAT